TTACGCCGCCAAGAGGCGTTCTACGTCAAGACGGACCACTCGCAAATCTCGCGCACGCCCCACCCGTCGCACTACCCGCAAGCGAACCTATCGCAAAAAGACCTCACGCCGGTCCCTTACCGACCGAATGAGCCACAAGAAGCGGGATACAATGCAGTCTGCTGCAGGGGTTGGTCTCAATCCTTCTCCCGCCTCTGCGCCACTTGCCAATCAGCCCCTGACTCTCGGAGCGACAACTACCAACCCGTCAGCAAATAATACCCATATGGTTGCGTATTCCCCGTCTATCCGCACCCTGACGCCCAATAATTATGCGTATATGTCAGCTCGTACTGCCACGCGTACTTTTGTAAAGGGTCTTGCCGAGACCTATCGTATCGTCCCTAGTGACGCCTCTGCTTGGGAATGGCGTCGCATTGTTGTCTCTGTGAAAGGCAAATTCGGAGGTACTCCTACCACCATTGAACAAATTGGTGCTCAGTTTGCGAACAACACAACCTACCGGTATATGAAAGATCTTACTGGTGATACATCTGGTAACTACCAGGTACTATGGGATGCAATCCAAGACATTTTGTTTCGTGGCGTTAAGACAATTGATTGGGGCAGTCAGATGACTGCACCTGTTGATACCGCACGTGTAACGTTAATCTCCGATAAACGCCGTATGATTACGTCACAGAACGATGCTGTTCGTCCCAGAGAAGTTAAGACGTATATACCTATCAACAAAACTCTTCAGTACGACGATGAGGAGAACGGAACTATAATCAGCCCCAGTAAGGTGGCTGTTGAGAGTAAAATAGGTATTGGAGATATCTATGTTTTTGATATGTTTGCATGTCCAGCACCTATCAATGTTGCATCCAGTCAATTACAAATTGTGTCTACTCAGACATACTATTGGCACGAAAAATAGGGGAGTTAATCTCCACAAAAATACAATTTTTTTCCAACCAGTCCACGTCTTCCTGTGAAAACCCCTTGTTCCATTTTTTCTCACCGCCAGGTATAATCTCAAACATGTCCAATCTAGGATCCCTGTTTGCCAAGTAAATAGTGGGTTTACCCCACTTCACTAGTTTAGGCTCCCTATATAGGCACTTCACTGTGACGTACATCTGACAGCCTAACCATTCCTTAAATGAGGGGAAATACGTAATACCCCCTCTCAAGTCGTCGAATACAGCGTAGTCCACTACTGGACCCTTGAGACACTCATCTCCACTAACAAGTCCCACACAGTATATATGGCTGCCTAAAGAGCGGGCCCATAATGTTTTACCGGTACGGCTTTCGCCGTATACGATAAGAGACTTGGCCCTTCCTATTGATGTCAGCCTTGAACGAAGAAAGCGCCGGATGGGGCGAGGGTACAGCGAGGGACGAGCGCCGAGTTCCCACTTGAGGCAAGACCCTTGACAATTTTGGTTGCTAGCGCAGCGTCACCCACCTAACAATGGTTCTCCAGATCCAATACCAGATTGCGATAACCAATCATCTCTTCCGTCAACATCGCCACCGACGAATTCAATTCCACCTGGTGACTCATACACGGGAGGCACCTCTGCAAATTTCCAGTCGGCGTACTTCTGCAGAGCACTGAAGTTGCACGCAGCCGATTTCGGATCCAATTCATGGCAAAGTGCCCAAAACTCCTTTCGATCCAACGCACTCGTAATTTCAGCCCATTTCGTATCAATCGCCCCATCTCCGCTTCGGCGCGTGATCCCATCCGGTCGGGCGAGCCCTCCACAGATAACATCTCCATCCTTGATTGCGTAATCCCATCCCTCGTCAGGTTTTCCTCGAGAAGCGCTGACGTTTGGGTGGAAACCTCCCACATCAAATATATTTGACTTTCGTGATCGAAACCTCCGTCCGAAGTCTGTAAACACGTGGAGGTGAACTCCTTCATCCGCGTGCAACTCTCTTCCAATGATACACTCTGCTCCCAATGATGAAAAGAGGTCCATAACAAGGAAGCCATCGAGGTCTCCGCATTGAGAATACGTGAACAGTCCATAACGAGAGTTGAAGTAAAATGACATGTGACTTCGAGGTGTGCCCAAAAGTGTCCTGGCGAAACTAATATTATAGCCAGGACACGGGCACAGCCCAACTATAAATACCTCGTTCCCCCCTCTTTTCCTCAACAAAAATGTCCTCAACAAAAAATGGCATACCGACGTTACGCCGCCAAGAGGCGTTCTACGTCAAGACGGACCACTCGCAAATCTCGCGCACGCCCCACCCGTCGCACTACCCGCAAGCGAACCTATCGCAAAAAGACCTCACGCCGGTCCCTTACC